CGATTGCAGACAATGTCAACATCTGGATCGAAAAAAGAATTGTGCAAGCAGCGAACCTTGCTCCGATGGAGACAAGTTCTTGGCACAACCAGTGCTCCAACTCTATCGTTCAGATAGCGGTGAAGAGGTGCAGCAATAGTATGTTTTGGTATCACCGAGAAATCGGCAACGTCTTCATTGTCGAATCGGAAGACCAAGATCATTATTGGGTGCGTGAACCCGACGAATGTCGCTGTCTCAACTTTATTCTAAAGAAAGACGCAGAAGTTCTTTGATATGGGATTTCTTCGAACCCACGTTTCCTGTGACGAATGCGGCAGTAGTGATGCGCGATCTATTAACATAGACGGCAGCAGCTACTGCTTTTCCTGTAACCATTTCACTCCGCCGGATGACGATGTTGTCATTCAATATTCGAAACCCTCATCAAAGAAAGTGAACATGAATTTTAAAAGTCATTTCGACGACAACGACTCTCCTGCCGTCAGCGCACGACGGCTCACCAAAGCAACGGCTGAGCGCTTCGGTGTAACATCAGACAGCAACAACTATTATTTCCCGTACTACGACGACAACGGCACGCTTGTTGCCGCAAAAGTACGCAACAAACACGAGAAGAAATTCACCACTGAAGGCGACTGGAGTAAGTCGACGCTGTTTGGTCAGCAGCTTTTCAGCAGCGGTGGCAAGTACATCACCATCACCGAAGGCGAATTCGATGCTCTAGCGGTCTTCCAAGCTACCGGCAGCAAATGGCCCTGCGTCAGCATCCGCAACGGTGCTACAGGGGCTTTGAAGGACTGCCGCGCAGCATACGAATGGCTCAACAGCTTCGAGAACATCGTCGTCTGTTTCGACAACGACGAGCCGGGAAAGAAGGCAGCGAAGGAAGTTGCCGAACTCTTCGGCAGCAAGGCGAAGGTGTACAAGCATGACGTCGACATGAAGGACGCATGCGACTACGTTGCCGCAAATAAAGAAGCCATCTTTGTACAACGTTGGTGGGGTGCTGAGTCATACATTCCCGATGGTATTGTTGCAGGTAATAACCTGTGGGATCTGGTATCGACCCCTCCTGCGCCTGCACAGTGCATGTACCCGTGGGATGGATTGAACAAGATTACCTACGGTATTCGTCTCGGTGAACTTGTTACGATCACTGCGGGTAGCGGCATGGGAAAGTCTCAAATCCTGCGCGAAATCGTATGGAGTATTCTTCAGAATACCAACGACAATATCGGCTTGATGTTTATGGAAGAGGGCATTCGTAAGACCGGACTGTCGATGATGTCTCTCGCGGCAAATAAGCCGTTGCATCTGCCAGACACCGAATCAAGCGACGAGGAACGAAAGGATGCATTTGAGCGCACACTCGGCACGGGTCGGCTTTATCTCTTCAATCATTTTGGGTCGAATAGTATCGAGACGATCATCAATCGTATTCGTTACATGGGCAAAGCGCTTGGTTGTAAATATATCTTTCTTGACCACTTAAGTCTGATCGTTTCATCACAGGAGAATGGGGACGAGCGTAAGGCACTGGACGAGTTGATGACAAAACTTCGAACTGCGGTACAGGAACTTGACATTGCATTGTTCGCCGTATCGCATTTGAAGCGACCGGATGGTCGCGGTCACGAGGACGGCGCTGCCACTTCGTTGTCGCAACTTCGCGGCAGTGGTGCCATCGCACAACTTAGCGACATGGTGATTGGTGCAGAGCGTAACGGACAGGCGGAAGATATCACTGAGCGCAACACTACTCGCTTGCGTGTTTTGAAATCGCGCTATAGTGGCGAAACCGGCCCCGCTTGCTCTTTGCTTTACACCAAGCAGACCGGGAGAATGTTAGAAGTCGAAGACAGGCCGCCCGATGACGACGAGGACGATGTACTTTGATCACGCCCTGCATCAGAGTGTGTCGCTTGCACAACGGCATCTGTACCGGGTGTAAGCGCACCGTTGACGAAATCGTGCAGTGGACTAGAATGACTGATCTTCAACGACAAAACATCATGGAGCAACTAAATGGCAGAACTATTGATGAGCATCGTCAACTTCCTTCTCAACCTCTTTGATATCTTTCGCAGCATCTGATGGACTACATCTATGACATCGAAACCTATCCAAACTGCTTCAGCTTTGTTGCGCTCGCCGCTGACAAATCTGAGTTTGTACAGTTTGAATGCTCGCAACGAAAGAATCAAGCTGCGGATCTTTTTTCGTTTCTTGACAAGCTGCGCGAACATGGACACCGTATGGTCGGCTTCAACAATATTGGCTTTGACTATCCTGTCGTTCATGATCTGTTGAGCGTACGCGAGAAGGCTGTCACGGTGAGCGGCAAAGCCGTGGCTGTGCGTGCCTACAAGAAAGCGATGGAACTCATCAACAGCGATGAGAAATTTGAGCACATCATCCGCACTGCCGACGAGCATGTGCCGCAGATTGATCTGTACAAAATCCATCACTTCGACAACAAAGCACGAGCCACTTCGTTGAAGATGCTTCAGTTTAATATGCGAAGCGACACCATCGAAGACTTGCCGTTCGAGGTGGGCACGCAGTTGTCTGACGAGCAGATCGACACGCTGCTGTCGTACAACAAACACGACGTTATTCGTACGCTTGATTTCTACAACGAGAGCAAGAGTGCGCTTAAGTTTCGTGAAGAGTTGACGCAGAAGTATGGGCGTAACTTCCTCAATCACAATGACACGAAGATCGGCAAAGACTACTTCATCATGCGCCTTGAAGAAGAGTTGCCGGGTAGCTGCTACAGCTACGACAACAAGGGTCGACGCAGCATTAATCAGACGAAGCGCAAGAGCATCAACGTCAAGGAATGTCTCTTTGACTATTACGACTTCCATCGTCCTGAGTTTCAGGCTGTGTTCGATTGGTTTGCAAAGCAAAAGATCAGCGAAACAAAAGGCGTCTTCTCTGAGATTGACGAGTCCGATCTCGGTGACGTAGCGCAATACGCGCAGCTTTACACGAAGCGCAAGAAGTTTCCACGAGTGCCATCATTCGAAGACATTGACGACTTCAAGCAACAACACCCGCTCGGATGGGTGGAGAAGGTGGAGTTGAAGGCGAAGAAGAAAGGCGAAGTGCAGCATAGCCACTGGATGTGTTGGAAAGAAGCTGACAACCTCAATGTCATCGTTGATGATTTCCGTTTCGACTTCGGCACTGGTGGCATCCACGGCAGTTTAGAGAACACCATCGTCGAAGCTGACGACGACAACATCATCGTTGATGCTGACGTCTCATCGATGTATCCGAACATCGCTATTGCCAATCGCGTCTACCCGAAGCATCTGTCCGAGAAGTTCTGTGACATCTACGAGGACGTCTACAATCAGCGCAAGAGCTACGCTAAAGGCACGGCTGAGAATGCTATGTTGAAGCTTGCTCTGAACGGTGTGTATGGCGACAGCAACAACCAATACAGCCCATTCTACGACCCGCAGTACACGATGAGCATCACCATCAACGGTCAGCTTAGCCTGTGCTATCTTGCTGAGCAGTTGCTCAAGATTCGTGGCATGCAGATTATTCAGGTCAACACCGACGGCATCACGGTGAAGTTCCCAAAGAAATATCGTCGGTGGTACGACACTGCGTGCAAGCAATGGCAGGAGAACGTTGGGCTTGAGTTGGAGTTTGCCGAGTATTCGAAGATGTTTATTCGCGACGTCAACAACTACATCGCTGTCTACACCAATGGCAAGACGAAACGCAAAGGCGCGTATCAGTATGAAGGACTCGGATGGCATCAGGATCAGGGTGGACTTATCATCCCCAAAGCTGCTGAAGCTCACATGCTTGACGGAACTGATATCGAATGTTACATTCGTGCCAATGCCCATCGCACTCATGACTTCATGATGCGAACGAAGGTGCCTCGCAGCAGTCGCCTTGTGTTGGTGCAGGAAGACGGCAGCGAGGTGCAGCAGCAGAACATCTGTCGCTACTACGCGAGCATCAACGGGGGCAAGCTCATCAAGATAATGCCTGCGCTGACACCAGACGGTGACGCTCGACGGATCGGCATCGACACAGACTATCTGTTGAAGACCTGCAACAACATGGAAGATTTTAGTAACGACATTGACTACAGCTACTATGTAGACGCAGCAAAGAAGTTGCTAATAAACAACACCGAGAACGAAGGTGTTGACCAAACCGAAGTGACATATCTATAATGTGTCCTTCACCACGAAGCTGCACCGTGGTCAATTGTGCGGCAACTCTGAAAGGAAATCATCATGGCGGAAGCGCAAACTGTAAAGCTCAAGGCCGACGTAATGTGGGCACAACTCGACAAAGTTAATGAGATGTCGGGTAAGTATCAGGTGAACCTGTGCAACCTCTCTGACGCTGCTGTACTGGCGTTGGAAGAACTCGGCATTGCCGTGGCAGAGAAGGAAGGGCAGGGTCGATTCATCACCTGCAAGTCGGCAAACCCCATCAAGGCATTCGATGCTGACGGCGACGAGATCGTCGGTGTGAAGGTGGGTAATGGCAGCAAGGCAAAGGCTGTCATCAATCCTTACGAGTGGAAGTACAAGAACAAGAAGGGCGTGTCTCCGTCCCTTCGCAAGCTTGTCATCACTGAGTTGATTGAATACGGTGGCGGCAACAACGCCAACTTGGACGACGACGAAGTGTTGTAACTAATGAAGGCGCTCCTTGATGCCGATGTAATGGCTTTCAGGTCTGCCGCCGCTTGTAAAGAAGAAAGCGTCAGTGCTGCGCTGTTCACCGTGGACAGTATCGTCACTGACGCTTTGCTTTATTGCGATATCGATGATCGATATTACGACGAGTGGCAACTGTATCTGACAGGCAGTAACAACTTTCGTAAGGACATATCAACAACTGTCCCGTACAAAGGAAATCGTACAACGCCTAAGCCAGAACATCTTCCTGCTGTGCGCGATCATCTGGTCGCGAAATGGAATGCTGTCATTTCTGAAGGTCAAGAAGCTGACGATGCCATTGCCATTGAAGCAACAACGCTTGGTGACAAGTGCGTCATGATCAGCGTCGACAAAGACTTTCGACAAGTACCGGGACATCATTACAATTTCGTCAAGCGTGAGCATTTCTTTGTCACGCCAGAAGACGGAATGCGATTTCTGTACATGCAGATATTGATGGGCGACGCAGCAGACAATGTACTCGGTGTTTACGGCATAGGCCCAAAGCGTGCCGAAGCCTTGTTGCAAGACTGCAACACTGAGCAAGAGATGTTTGACGCC